TTAACTCGATCAGATCCACCTACTATTCTAACATTAGTGTATCCATCATTATGTGCCTTTTTAAGAACATCAAAAATAGTTCTAAAGTTTGGATCATTTACAATTCTTTCACTATGATTTGGAAACATCATTCTCATGAATGATATTTTAGTATCAGGATCTAGTGGATTTTTCTTTTTATCTAGACTGCGAGATGGAACAATAATATAGTCACCATCTTCTTCCATTGCTGCCATGGCGGCAGTATCCATTAATTGTTGATGTCCAATCGTAGGAGGATTAAAACGACCAAAAGCAATTGTAAGAGTTCCTTTTGTTTTAGGAACAGGTGGTGGAGTTGCTACTGGCACTTCTTGAGGAATTTCTTCTTGTGGAACATCTTGAGGTTGCTGTTCTACAGGAACCTGTTGCTGTTGAGGAGCAGGTTGTTCTGGATATGAAGATCCTAGAGGAATATTTTTTTCAAATTCACTCTGTTTTGGATCTTTTCCACCAATAACCTGACGCTTGTTAAAATACTTCAGTTGGCCACCCACGGTCTTTGCCTCAAATTCACCAGTGGCCCTATTATACCACCCCCCATGCCCATCGCCAACAAGCGCAAGACGTTTTGCTTGAATCGATGCCGAGGTTGCTTCCGTTATGAATTGGTGAAATTTTTTCATTCTTTAGTTATAATTACTACTTATAACAACTATTTTTATTATATATTTATTTATTTTAATGCCCAAAAGAGGACTCGAACCTCCACGCCGAAGCACATGATCCTAAGTCATGCGTGTATACCAGTTTCACCATTTGGGCATAAAAGAATTATATCACCTAAGTGGCATAAGGTCAAATAATTCTGGATGAAGTTTCCCATACTTCCTCATAATCTCACCCGCCTTTGCATTTGCTTCGTTTTCAGCAGGACTTCCAGGATTTGATGAGATTTTTTTACCATCTACAACTTGTTTGTAATGAACGAACTCATGAGAGACTGTTCTTAAAATATCTATTGGATGACGATTGATTATACTAATATAAAGTGTTTCTCTATTCATCATACCAAAGGTCATATTTGTTTTGGCAAAATCAGAGTCATCTATGAGTACATATGGAATATCATAGGTTAAACGAAGTTCTCTTTTAAGGAAGACAATAAATCTTTTAAGAATAGCATCAAACTGCATTCTTGTAGTTGGTCTTCCTTTTCTTTTGCCAATCAAAGACATTTTTTGAAATATTTATTACACACCAAGAACTGCACCAATATTATCATCAATATTTTGAATAATAGTACGAATGTCAGAGATACGATGAGGAACACTCACTTCATCATAAGTGTATCCTTTCTGTGCATCAAAAAGGATTTGACGAACTGCAGCAGCAGAACGAACGTCCATTTTAATTGTTACTTGTTTTTCTTTAGTCATCGGTCATCAGCAGCACGGTTTTCGGAGAAATAAACATCAAAAGCACCTTCAGGATAACGCTTGAGAAGTTTTTGAACATTACGAGCAACTACATCATCAAGAGTGACATCAAGTGCAATACATGCTTGAGCAACATACCACATAATATCACCCAGTTCAATAATCAGGTGCTCACGGTTGTCCTCATTATAAGGTTTTCCTTGGAAGATCATTTTTTTAACAATCTCCATAAATTCACCACCCTCGGCATTAATACCAACAGAAGCGGTCAGGAGACGTTCAATATTGGCACCCTTTTCATCTAGAGCAACTAGACGATCAGAGAGGGAAAGAAAGTCCTTAGATGCGTCAGAAGTTACAGCATCTACAAACTCAGCATACTTATCAAAATCTACGTGTTTAGCGGTTTCCATTAAAATTTAAATCCTTCAAACGACTTTTTAGGTTTGTTGTCTTCATTGCTATTATACTCGTCTTCCTGTCCAGAGTCAAGTATGTCTTTTTGAGCAGTTTGCTCACAATCATAAAGACGCATTTTGGCACGATCAATACCCACAATAAAACGCTTGTAAATAGTGGGATCATTATATCGATTCTTCAATTGTTTTACCATAATCTGCCCCAACTGTTCCAACTCTTCTGTACTAATAAGGGCAAACATAAGATCAGCAGTAGCAGGGAGACCAAAGGACTCACTAGTATCAGTAAGTTCAACATCAGAACTACCATAACCACTGCGGGTGGTCTGGGTAGCAGAGACAATGGGAACATTGAATTCCACTGCCAAACCGCGAAGTTCTTCTGCAATTGACTTAATATACGAATAAGAATTGATAGAGCTATTTGCCTTATGCCTAGAGGAAGCACAAATATTAAGGTAATCAATGAAAATAATATCAGGTCTAAATGATTTCTTAAGAGCAAGTTCATTGAGAAGTGCCTTGAAATGACCAGAATGTGCGGATGCAGTGGGATACTCTTTAATGATAAGAGTACCTTGCGTCTTCTTTGCAATATTATTTACTTTGTTTTCAAATGCCGAACGTGGGAGATCAACCAGTTGCTGAATCGGGACATTGAGAAGGTTTGCATCAATTCTTTCTGCAATTCTTTCTTCCGCCATCTCAAGAGTGATGTAGAGAACGTTCCTACCTTGCAATAAGACGGAACTAGCCACATGACACATGAATAGCGATTTCCCAACGCCCGTCCCAGCGAGAGCGATATTGAGAGTCTTGTTAGGGATGCCACCCTTTGTGATTTTGTTGAAATATTCCAGATCAAACTCGATTTTATCTTCTTTACGATGGTAAAATTCATAACGCTCCTCATAATTTTGAAGATAATCGTGACCGATATTATTATCAAAAGATACTGCTAGAGCATCTGAAAGAATACTTGGAATAGCATCACGATTCTTCTTTCCATCATTACCATCAGCAATATGGATTGATTCCATAAGTGCTAGGTAAATGGCACGATCGCGACACCACTTTTCAGTTGTGTCTAGCAACCATTGCTTTTCTACAGGAAAATCATTCAGAGATTTATTAATTTCTCTGACTTCCTTTACCTGATCTTCTGTCAAGTCTGTGCGATTTTCTACCTCAATGTTGAGTGCTTCGATTGTGATTGCCGAACCATACTTAACAATAAATTGGACAATCTCTTCAAAAATGACCTTTTCGGACTTGCTCTCAAAATAATCTGGTTGTATGAAAGGAATGACTTTACGCGAATAATCTTCATTATATACTAGGTTTCTTAAAATTGTAGTTTCAATTCTTTCCATTACTTATAATGTAAATATGTACTCATAATATACTTTGAATCAGTTATTGGGGGATTTCCTTTATGTGGAAACATCCAAAGTGGTGGAAATACCAATAGTGTACCCTTTTTAGGTTTAATGATTAAATCTTTAAAGACAGTCTCTCCACCAGTTTCAACATCATTCAAATACCACATAAAAGATAAAAATCTTCTCGCGGATAGATAGTCTAGCACATCAACGTGAGTATCAAAGCGGTCTTCGCCACCAGGATTATACTTCTTTATACGAAACTGCTCAAACGCATGGTCTTTAGGAAAGACACGAGTATCTACAAATTCATAATACTTATCACGATAAGTAAATACATTTTTAATAACATGATTATGAACTTGCTCAACCTCTGATGTCAAATCACGATTTTCTGTGAAATTGAATTGAGTAAAGTTGGGTTTTCCATCATTATCGTGACGCTCATGTTTATCAGGTTCCTGATCAAATAATGAAATCAAAAAGTCGCAAATATTAGACTCTAAAGCATTCTCATAGATATGAATAAAATCATTTAGTTCATCCATAACTAAACTCTTTCTTTGCAATTTCATCCAGTTGTTGCATCACTTCTTCTGTAAAATATACTTCAGGTTCTTTGAGAATCTGTTTGGCATAGATTTTCTTACCATCCATCTCATAGCGACCTGCTACATTCTTCCAGAGTCCACCAAGTTCACCAAGTTCCAAAAGACCATAGTAACGATCAAGACCGCGCTCATCATAATAAAGACGGACTTCAACATCTTTGTTCTCCTTACTCAAACGCGACTTAGCAGTCTTTGCCTTGATAATGTTTCCAACGATTTCTGTTCCATCCTTTTCCTTTTTCTTTGAAAGGTAAATGATACTAGAAGCAGCGTACTTAAGACCACTACCACCACCCATCTCCTTAGTAGGAACATAAGCACCAATAACATCATAAGTATGATTGGTTACAATCATAGGGATGTTTGCTTGACCAAGTTTCAAC